GATCGTCGGCGACCGAATCGACACGCGACTCGTGGCGCGGACGTTCGGGCAACTCGGGACGCGGATCAAACCGAGCCATCCAAACGAAGAACCGGAGCCGAAGACGCAACTGGTCACTATCACGGCGATTGACAGTTTCGACGATACGCATAACGCACTCTTAGCCGAACCGGAAACTGGGACAATAATCTGGGCGACACGACACGACACGCAAAGCGCATGGAGTCAACGAGAGGAGGACTGGAAGGTATGCGATGTTGGCACGTCAGTCAGCGTCGAAACAGTGCATAACCTCGACGTGGCTCCGGGCGATGGTGACGTTATGGATGAGATGAAGTACGTTCAGGAGTGGGTTGATATTGTCATCGAAGACACAGCGAACGGGTATGATGATTATACCGATGAGCGGTCGCTTGCCAGTGGGACGAAACTCAAACTGCGCGATGAAGACGGACGCCAAGCACTCGCGACGGTTTCACTGGTGGAGGACGACGAATGACTGATGGCTGTGACGCTGATGGATGTGATAATCCCGCACACACAGTTATTGAGAAAGGGGACGATGCTATTGAAGGGATGTCATACTGCGAAAAACACGTTAGAAAGGTATTCTTTGGAGAGACAGACGAATGAGTGAAAGAGGAACCGAATCCGAATGCACGAACTGCGGCGCGACCGACGAGCCGGAGCATGGTATCATCGTCGGGATTGCTGACGATATCGGGACGTCAATATGTACGATATGCCTCAGCGAGCATTTCTACGACCGGACGGTGTTATCAGAGCGAGAGTCTGAGGTTGCAGCCCATATCACGATCACGGGAGCGCCACCGGAGACGATTGCGGAGCGGCTTGGAATCGCGCAGTCGACGGTCAATGAGTACGCGCGACGGACTCAAGAGAAGATTGAGAAGTCTCGCGAGACGGTGGCGTTACTCGGCGAGGAGTAACGACTGACGGTTGACGGTTGACGGTTGACGGTTGGCGATTGACTCGTCGTGCCTGCGGTAATTTTTTCGGGTTTGATACCATATGTATCTGTAAGAGTAGCATAACGGTTGTGTGATAAGACACAGTGCTATTGACGTCTCCGCGAGAGCGGCACGGTCGGGAAAGCCGAGTGTAAATATCATAATGACGTCGACGTGACCGTGGGATGACCGCCCGGAGAGTCGGGGGAATAGCCGTGTGTACCGTCCGCTCGGTTGACGCTCTTTACTCGATCTCGATTGACTGTTCTGGGTTCGGTCTCCAGAGTGCTTTTATTACTGTCATACAGTATACGTATCGGATAGTCACGCATCGGTTTTATATTAATATTAGTATTAGTTTCGGATTCAGATTCAGCTTCGGCTTCGGCTTCGGCTTCAGCTTCAGCTTCAGCTTCAGATTCACTTTCGACGTCGGATCCATCAGTTTTCTATATTACACTAATGAACGGTCCATACGCAGATCATATTCTCGATTCCAGTGACGTGTGTTCCAACTGCTTTCGGACTGTCCGCGTCGAGCGGCTGGATCCGACCCGGAATGGCTTTGCGGGAGAGTTGGAGTCTCATTATGAACGGAAGCGAAAACACACGCAGATCGGGTACGGGCCGGCAGACAGCGTCACCGAAATTAAGGGCGTGTTCTGTAACTGCGGCGTCGAGGGGAGTTACGAACGGCTTTGGGATCCGACTGATATTAGCGAGAAGCGGCTGAAGGAGCTTATCAAACATTGTCTGCGGTCACTGAAGTCGAAAGGAGTGACACTCAAATGGAAAGAGACGGCAGCGTATATCCTGCAGTCACACCGAGACACTGAGGATGCAGACGTTGCGTTTAGCCGTGGTATTGAGATGGGAATCACAGCGACGGTTGCATCTGGCGAGAACCCAATGGAGTGCCATGAGCGACTCGATGAGTAATATTATACTGGCGCTTGTTGATATTCTGACCGATGTGTTCGGCGGGATATTAACGTGGTTATTAGTTGGTGCTCTCGGGTTCGTTGTTGATTTATATCGCCGGTTCCGGAAATTACGCTCTGACGTCGATGAATTGGACAGGTACTTGACGGGAGATGACCGGGATCCGGATGCCCCAGGCTTACTCGAAAAAGTCGATAAGGTCGACACGGAGGTATGCGGGCTGAGAGATGACATGGAAGAACAACATCGGGAGACAGAGCAAAAACTTGATGAGTTACTTCAGTCTGACCGAGAACGGGGGCGATGACAGATAGTGATATATCAACGGATGAGACAACAGTTCGGTATCACCTGAATGAACTTGATGCAAAAGGCGTTCGTCTGATAAAGGACAATCATACGAGTCGCCTGACGCTTGCCGGATATCATCACTTAACCGTCTCTGACAGCCGACTGCCGGATCCACCGTCACTGTCAACGGTGCAGTCGATATCTCTTGGGTTTTTGCTGATCGTCAGTCCGCTGTGGTTCGTTTGGATCCTCGAGTTACTCGTGCAGACGTCAGAGTTGACGGACGCGACGTTGACGTTTTTTATATATCAGATTCCACCGCTGGCGACGTATCACGGGCTTATGTACTTGTTATTTGCCGTCTGTTGGATTGCCGGGACGTATCTGATTGCGACTGCGTTTTTCCGGTCGTTTGAGTAATACTAAGGTAATACCAGCGTAATACTGGAGTAATAATTATAATTATGGCAACAACTGATGCAGACTTGACACTGACCGACCTCCCGCAGCCGGAACGCGAGACAACGGTTCCGCCGGATGAATTGTATGTTGACGGCGATAACCCCAACTCGCAGAACGAGGAGACATTCGGTCTGCTTTGTGATAATATGCGGAAGAAGGGCTGGATCGGAAATGCAATCGTTACCAACACGGATGGCTGCATTGCCGATGGCGAACATCGCTGGCGGGCGGCACAGGAGATCGGGCTATCTGAGGTGCCGGTCAAGTTTTACGATATTGATGATGCTGAACGGCGACTCTGGCGACAGGAACTGAATAAAATCAGTGGTGAACACGATAAAAAGCGCGATGCGCTTGAGTACGATACGCTCCTGTCTGCGGGAAAAACCGAGGAGGTTGAAGCACTGACGGATGCCGCGGATGAGGATTTGGATTCGTTACTCGCCGAGTTGCGCGTTGACGAGCCAACCGGACCGACATACGAGTATGATCCTGAGCATAACGTATACTTTGAGGACTGCGTCGATGGGATGGCTGAGCGTCTCGAGCCGAACAGCATCGATTGTATCATTACGGATCCGCCGTATGGAATTGACGTCGATCTTTCCGACACGATGGGATCCGCGGGCGTTGACCACATCGGCGATCTCGAAAATGACGGGCTTGAAGATGCACTGCAGTTATTCATCGACACAGCAGCTGAGTTGGAGCGCGTGCTGACTCGCGACGGTCATGCATACGTCTTTTCGAGTTGGAAAACATATGATAAGTTTCGTGATATACTCGAATCAGTCGGGTTTAACGTGAAAAACTGTCTCGTCTGGTGTAAGTCGACGCCGAATCATCAGCCGAACTTCGGAACCGGCGGGGTAAACTACGGTAATCAGCATGAGTTTATCTTATATGCGACACTTGAGGACGGGGATCCGCGACCGATAAACGATGTCATGTCGGATCTCATCCGGCATAAGCATCAGACGCAGGATAACGAGCATCCAACACAGAAGCCGGTGGGTCTGATTGAAACATTCCTCGAGCAGTCAACTGACGTCGGCGACCGCGTCATCGACCCGTTTATGGGGAGCGCGACGACTGCAGTTGCTGCGATACAGAGTGATCGTGATTATGTCGGCTTCGAGCTTGACGAGAAGAACTATCGAGAAATAGTCGAACGGCGTATCGGCGAGGCGAAACGGCAGCGGGAGGCGTCAGTAAACAGCGACGCCGAGTGAATCGACGCCGGTATCGGTAAGCCAGTATCCGCGGCTCCGTGCGCCGAGTTTTTTGGTTGCGACGATGCCATCGTCAACAAATGAGTCTAATTTATTCCGTGCTGTGCCGCGCGAACACCCGACCTCGTCAGCGACTTCGGGTGCTGATAGCGGTTCGGGAGCGTTACTTGCGAGTAATTCAAGGACGTCATCGTCATTGTATTTCGGCATAAACTCGCCGCCGCTCGCTCTATCGACGTCCCCTCGGACTTTCGATTTGACGGTCTCGCCGCTATCACTGTCACTGTCGCCTCGCTCCTGATCGTGATTGTGACTGCCAGCGTCCACGGGCTTGTCAGTCGGGATACGATTCTCCTGATCTCGGTCTCGGTCTCGGTCGGCTTCTGATTCGGTCATGGATTCGTGTTCGTTTTCGGACGTCATTTTCGTGTTCTATCTATCACAACGGGAACCGCAGGAAAAAAGATAGCGGTTGACGGACGTTACGTCATTCCAGTTATTCTTCAAACCGCATCGGCTCGCCGCGTTTTAGTTCGCCGATGACGATGTCGGCGTCCGGCTCGAACTGCGTCCGGATCCGAACTTCGCCATCGCCGATATTGCGGAGTAACAACGGGTGGTCGGTAAGCGGTTGTATATCAAGCCGCCCACTCGTGACTGTTACTCGGACGTCATCGCCGGCGATAATATCGAGGCTACTAACAGTGCCGTGGATCCGGCGAACGTCGTCGCCACCCCCAGGGGGTGCGGCGTACAACTCCTGCTCCAGCGGGTTCCATACCGCGCGTGATGTTTTCATCATATAACTCTCAACTCCCCTGTCGGAATAGGCATTCCGCCACTTGAGGCGACATCCCCGCCTGTGTCGGTTATCTCGAACCGGCCACTGTATACGTACCCGGTTCCTTCGCTATCAATTACAACCAGTGTCTCGCCCGTCACGTCGCCAGCGTGTTGAACGGCATCGTTAAGGTCGTGTCCGGCGAGTATCATTGACTCGGCAAGTCGTGCGATGTAGAATGAATCTGCGCGGTCGGTTTTCGGTGCGTCATGCCACGTTCCGTTATGCGCAAGAGCCGCGATGGTGTCACCGTCGCTGTTCCGTATTGCGAACGGGTGGGCGTTCCGCATTGATATTTCACCGCGCGTTGCGAAGCGAGTATGTCCCAGTGCGACGTCGGCATCCCAGTGTGACGCAACGGTTTCCATATTCTGCGGCACGGTGCCAACGCCGGTTCGTATTTCAAGCCCCTCGCCGTTTTGCTTCGGGAACGCGAGTCCCCATGAGTCACCGCCCGAACATCGCTCGCCGTGTCGAAGTCGATCAACAGCCTGTTCTACAGCCGCTCCGCTATCATCGTTCTGAATTGTCATCCAGCACATAGTTGGTGTCCAGTGTAGTGTAGTGTCGTAACCGCAATCGCAGTCGCAGTCGCAGTCGATTTATATTCGATACGTGATTGTGATTCCGATTCTGATTGTAACCGTACTCGGTTCGGCTTGCGTTACGCCTCGGCTTCGGCTTGGGTGTCTCCTTCGGTATTGAACCTGACTCCTTCAACCTGCGCCATAAGTTCGCGCGCAGTGTTTCGCCCAACCGTATCTGCGGTGGTTAGGTCATCGGTCGTTGCCTGTCGGATGTGCGCTGGCGTTAGGAACCCTGCGGCTTCGAGTGCCGTTGCGCGTCCCTCGCCAACCCCTTTGAGGTCGCGGATGCCGTCAGTAGGTGCCGCTCGCTCGACATCTGGTTCCTCGCCAACGTCCGGGCCGTTGTCCCATGTAAACTCGCCAACGTCAGCGTCGATGTTCCATAAGGCGTCGGTATTTTCATGCGGGCTGTGGGCGTCATCGGCGCTCGCAACCAGTATCTCGCCGCGGCGTCGCCAGCTACCGGGTGTCTGTGGGTACGCACTCTGTATCGCTTTGAGTACCTCGAACGGCGTTTCAAAGTGTTCCTGTTCAACGCCCGGGATTCCGCGTCCGGGCTTGAACGTGATGCCGCCCTCGATAGGCTGTTGCATCGCCTCCATAAGTCCCGCCTCGGTTTCGCACGGCGTCTCGTATACTGCCTCGTAAACCTTATTGAGCGTTGCTCGGTGGTTTTCGAGTTTTGGTGACCAACCAGCCTGAACCGCGCATCCCGCGACGCGTCGTAATAAGAGTAAGCCGTTAAGCGCCATCGCCGGGTGGGCGTCGTTCGCGCGTAATTCAACGGTGACTGGCTTACTACTATCTGCGCTGTTGAAGGTAACGCTCTCGTATGTTCGGCTGTAGCCGTGTTCGTTCTCAACGTAATTCTCGATGCTCGCCTGACTGTATCGGGTTGTCTGCCCTTCTGCCCACTTATTGATGTTCAATCCGCCGCCGTATCCCTGATGCGTTCCATCGCGGAATCCGTCCTGCCAGTTGTGGCAAAAGTACGGTGCGAGGAACGGGAATAGCTCGACGGCAGTATTGTACGTTATTGTCCAACCCTCCATCGGGTCTTCAAAAACGCCCTCCTCCATACAAAGGTGAACGTGACTGCCGGCTCCAGATGACCCGTTACTGGCGTGCCAGTCCCACGTAATACCGCGCCCTGCGGTCTCGTCGAGGAACGTGCTGAGTATGCTTTTGACGTTTTTCGCCGGACCGAGCGAGGTTTCGCGTGGGCCGGACATATCATCGTGCCAGCCGTCGATGTCGCCTTCGTGGTTGCTCATAACGATGTTACGAACGTCACTCGGAATCTCGTTCGGGAACTGTTCAATCTCCATACCGTGTGTGTACGGCGCTCGACTATCGTTCTGCATCTTACTTCAACTGAACACACGACCCTTACCTACTTAATGGTTCTCTTCGAAGCCAACCGTAATACAGACACGATTCACGAGGTACGATTCACGATCAAGAACGGTGTCGGGACTACGCTACAGGTAACTTAGCGGCACTGAGCGGCGTGTTAGTCGCCGCGTTCGGCGTTTTACCCGGTTTTTAGAGTCGTCATAACAGCCGCGTCCCCGTGGATGCCGGTGTTAGGTACGCAACTGCGGGGGTAAACACTACTACAATACCGATGCAGTACGCTCTATATTACCAAGTACTACGCGACCGGGATCCGAATACTAATACTAACATCAAAACCGACACGAAGCGTAACTGCGAGTGCGAGCCGGACGGAATCGTATCGGCGATGACCACTATATACAGTAGTACGCCCGCGCCCGCGCCCGCGCGCGTATGCGCGTACCATTCTGATTCTGATTCTGATTCTGATTCTGATTTTGATTTTTATTATGAGTAAACAACCAAACTATCGCTCGCAGTCGGCACCGGACGGAAAGCCGCGTCCGGAATACAGTTATGTCGAACGTCGGGCTGAGTTATACGACCTTATTGAGCAGGCCGGTCATTACCGGCAACTCGAAAAGTCCCAATCAGATCTCGCCGACCGATATGACGTCCATCAGACCACGATCACGAAAGACCTCAAGCGGATTCGCGAGTGGAAAGCCAAGCACCTCGGGAACGGAGCCGAAGCCGAACTGGATACACTCAAAACAAAAGCGGTGCAGCACTTACTCGATAACGGTGACCCGGACGATGCATATTACCTGATGCGAAAACACTACGAGACGCTGATGGATGCAGGTATCAAAGATTCCGCGACCGAGGAATTAGACGTCACCGGCGACCTGTCAGTCGTGGAGTTACTATCGCCAAGCTCCGGATCCGATACCGATACTGATACTGATACCAATATGAGTACCGACACTGATTCTGATTCTGATTCTGATTCTGATTCTGATTCGCATGACCGATGAGTGACGATATTACAGTCTCGAAACTACGGTCGGATCCGGCGGTTTTTGCCCGCGTGACATTCGACACGGACTTATTTGAATACCAGCGGGAGTTTGTCGCATCCGACTCAAAGCGAAAAGCACTCATCTGCGGTCGGCAGGTCGGGAAAACTGAAGTCTGTGCACTTGACGGACTACATTATGCATCAACTCGACGCGGAGCGACCGTTCTTATCACCGCGCCGTCTCAGCGCCAGTCCTCGGAGTTATTCCGTCGCGTAAAGCAGCTGATCGGAGAGTCAAGCCGAGACTGGGGTATTGAACGCGAAACGCAGACGGTTATCGAACTTGAGAACGGGAGCCGGGTAATCGTCATTCCCAGTGGTGGCACGGGGAACCGTGGTTTTACCGCAGACTACATCATCGTGGATGAAGCGGCGTTCGTCGAAGATAACTTTTTCACGTCAACACTCCTCCCGATGTTAGCGACGACTGACGGGACGCTGTCACTCGCATCGACGCCGTATGGAAAAACCGGATTCTTATATGAGAATGCATGGATGGGTCGGGGTGATAAGTGGGCGGTAACGCATGTCCCGAGTATGTCATCGCCGCTTGTCTCCGAGTCATTCATCGAAGATCAGAAGGAGACGTTATCGAAGACGGAGTTTCGGCAGGAGATTCTTGGCGAATTTGTCGAAAGCGCAGCGGCGTTCTTTGAACGAGACGTCATCGAAACGGCGACATTGCCGGTTCCGGACACTCGTGCGGCGTTTAACGGTCATCATCGGACGGTCATCGGCGCTGATATTGCCAGACACGGGAGTGACCGCACTGTAATCGTCCTGATGGATTCGGAAGGCGTTGTGCACGGTGAAGCGATTATCGGAGATTCATCGCTTGGACTGACCGAAGCCGCGGGGCATATTGTCTCTCTGTATGAAAAGTTCGACTGCGCGAAGGTCATCATCGATGCAACTGGCGTCGGTGCCGGTCCTGTCGAGATGGTCGACTCCGAACTCGGGTCGAGAGTAGT